AGGCTTTTTAAAAGGTATTCAAAAGTTTAATCAACTTGGTGTAGATAATGGTGATGACTCTTGGGACGTATCAAATCCAGATAGAAATAATATAGTTGTTGCTTTATATTATCAATAAGGAGAGAAACATGAGTGTAAAAACAATGATAGTAATAGCAATAGCATTTTGGGCTTATGTATGGCTATGTTTACAAATCATGGGTAAGTTAGCAGGTGCAATATAATGGATATTCAATTTACTCAAGCAGAAAAAAATGCTATTCATAAATTATTGCGAAAAGAAGATATCTTGTGCATAGTAAATTTAATTGACTCAGAAGATTATCAACTTGATGTAGAATGGGTTGATGAAACACCTATTGCATTTGAAAGTAATAAAATAGATGAATATGAATGGGAAGAAAATGAATTAGAGTTTGAAACATTACCCATAGAACAACAGGCCCTTGCTTTAAAACTTTATAAAAATCAATTAAGGAGCAGTTAGATGAATAAATACTTATGGCTATTCCTTTTTGTCTTTTGGGGGTATATAATATGGCGAATGGTTTAGAACAGATAGCAGATATTCTTAAACGATTGAATGACGAACTTAAATTAGATAACGACAAATGGGAGAGAGCAAATGTCACAACAACAACATTACGACCAGCTGATGATGCAACAGCACCAGCAAGAATTACAACAACAGGAGAGAAAGATGAACTATAACGAACTACGTAAGATTAATGTATCAGACCATATTGAGAAAAAGAATGGTCTATCATACCTATCATGGGCTTGGGCTGTAGACACGCTTCTACAGCAAGACCCAACTGCTACATGGGGATATGGTGAGCCTAAACAGTTTGGTGAAACACTTATGGTATTCTGCACAGTCCATGCGTTTGGTAAGTCTATGACTTCACAATTACCTGTGCTTAACTTTAGAAACCAAGCTATCCCTAACCCTGATGCCATGGCAGTTAATACAGCTATGCAGCGTTGTTTAGCTAAAGCTATTGCGTTACATGGCATTGGTCTTTATATCTATAGCGGTGAGGATATTCCAGAGTCAGAACAACCAGCTCCAAAAGCAGTATCTAGCAAGGACTTTCTATGATTGAACAACGCACAGAAGAGTGGTTTCAACAAAGATTAGGAAAGGTGACAGCATCCAGAATATCGGATGTTATCGCCAAGACTAAAACAGGCGTATCTACCTCTCGTCAAAACTACCTTATCCAACTTGTATCAGAACGTCTTACAGGCAAGAAAGGCGATAGTTTTGTTAATCAGGCTATGCTAGATGGTATTGAAAGAGAAAGTGCTGCCAGGGAGCTTTATGAAAGAACTAGAGGGGTTTCTGTCACAGAGGTCGGATTCTTTGACCATCCTGTTATTAAGAATAGTGGTGCTAGTCCTGACGGAGCTGTAAATGCAGAAGAAGATGGTAAATATGCGGGACTTATAGAGATTAAATGCCCTATAGAAACTACCCATACTAATACGCTTATGAGCAAGTCAGTTCCTAGTAAATACATTCCACAGATGCAATGGCAATTAGCTTGCACCGGTGCTAAGTGGGTTGATTTTATAAGCTATAATCCTAACTTCCCTGAAGAACTACAGTTATTTGTAGCTAGGGTTGATAGAGACGATACTTACATAGCAGAATTAGAAGCAGAAGTGATTAAGTTTTTAGACGAAGTAGAACAAACAATTATTAAACTAAAGGGGTAATATATGGCTGAGTATATAGCAAAACCAGGTAAAGCTAACGCTTTTAAAGTTCCAGTAAAGCAAGAAGATTGGCATGCAGATTTTACAGGAAAAGTAATCATTCCAGAAGATATTGTTCCTGGTGCAACATATCATTTTGGATTAACTAAAAAGCAAAAAGCAGATGGTGAAGTGTTTGTTGAATTTAGATTAGGTGGTAAATTTACACCTAAAAATGAAGAACGTGCTAAACCTGCTGTTGAAGGTGCAGATGAGGATGTTCCTTTCTAGGAGCATCCCCAATTGCCTGTAACTATTTGTTCATTACGTACATAGTTACTTCAAAGCCGAATCGCATTTCTTGAGCTGCTGGAGTTGTCCACATGGTATTTATCCTTAATTAATATATTATGCTTAATTGCACAATATAATAGAATTATACGCTTATGTGGGTCTACTAGACACCAGAAAAGCATGAAAGGTTTATAATGGATATACATAACTTAGAATTAGATATAGCGTGTTATGCTACTGCTGTGTACCATGAAGTTAATACAAGAACATTAGAAGAAAAGGTAGGTGTTATAAATGTTATACGCAATAGGGTTCGTGATGGTCGTTGGGGTCGTAATGTATGCTCTGTTGTTTATGCTCATGGTCAGTTTATTGGGGTTACGGATGAAAGTCATCCAGAAGTTAATACTAGGGCGTATTTGGAAGCTAAACTTTTGGTTATTGATACGATTGTTTATAATAAATATGCAAATCCAGTTGCAAATGCTTTATATTTCCATGATGACTCAATACCGCCAAAAAAAGTATGGTTTGGTAAAAAGAAAGTAATTCACATAAAAAGGATGGTGTTCTACTAATGAAAAAACAACCTGTAGCCTGGCTTTATGAAGAGTTTGATGTTAAGTCTGGTGACCTAAAGAAGTCTTATTTGTGGTCATTTCATCCTAACCAACTTTCATACTTAAACGATTTAAAGAATACAACTCATCATATTAAGATAACACCATTAGTACCTGGTGAGCCTGTAGAAGAATATAAAGGATTATCTAAGTACGATAGTAAACGATTAGTAGAAGCTAACAATGGACTCTAAACCACTCACACAAGAAGAAATTATGAAGGCTTATAGTAAAGCATTTCCAACAAAATATGAGCCAATGACTTTAGAAAGAATGATACAATTTGTTAGAATTATAGAACAACTGCATGGAGTAAAAGATGGCTAAAGTATATTCAGTTATTTACGATAAAAAACAAGCATTAAAAATTATGCAATATGTAAATAAGAATCCACAGGCTAATAGAAAACAAATAGCTGAAGATTGTATTACTAACTTTCATAGGCTAAAATACTTAGAACAAGAAGGTCTTGTAAGTTTACCAAAACCTTTACCTTATGGAGAACGAAATGGACTTTTTAGAAAAAGTAATTGATTGGATAGTATGGGGTTTGGTTGTTGGGGGTATGGGTTGGTTTGCGTATGGATGTTATCAGTTAATTGATTTATTTTTTTTAAGGAGATAGGAATGGTTGATTTAGTGAATAGACCACCGCACTATTTACAAGGCGGTATTGAAACAATAGATGTAATTGAAAGTCGTTTGACTAAAGAAGAGTTTATTGGATACCTAAAGGGTTGTAAGATGAAGTATGACTTACGCTATCCTTTTAAAGGTGCTTTTGCACAAGACTTAGATAAATCAGAATGGTATAAGAATAAGCTAATAGAAGTTATGCGTGATGAAGCTGCAGAAATTCCACCAGAACTAGAAGCTCAACTACAGAGGTTTGATGATGAATAAAACATACTGGATATTCATTACTGTTTTAGCTGCACTAGCTATATGGGGAACAGAAAAGACTTTAGGTCAAACTACTACAATACTAGCACCAGATGGGTCTGTAACAGTCTGTCAAGTAGGGTCTAATGGTATTATAATTTGTGTCTAATGCTATGCGTAATGCGTATGCTAGTCATACAGACTTTGGATTTTTAAGAGGTGTAATACTAGACAATCCAAAAGCTATGCCATCTAACATTGACATGGTTTTTGAAAGACGTGGAAACTTTCTTATTGGAGAGTGGAAGCGTGAAGATGAAGATATATCTCTAGGTCAAAAGATACTGTTAAAAGCATTAGCAGACCAAGATAAGTTTACTGTGTTAATGATATATGGATATAGTGATAATACAGGAACTGAAGTAAATAACTTTTACAAGGTTACCCAGGATAAACTTGCTATTATTGGTAATGGTATAGAAGGATTAAAAGACTATATAGATGCTTGGTATCAGTCATCTAATGGTGTAAGTTCGCCATAGACGGATAGTTCCTCACCAGTTATCTCTATGTAGCTATCGTCATCTAATTGGATAATGATAGTGCTATCGCCATGTTCAGCTTCACAAGATACAATAGTTTTACCTAACATGTGATTGCAGATAATCTCTATTTCTGACCGTTGCATAATTGTCCTAAGAAACATAGCCATTCCAACGCCCATTCTCTTTTAATACCATAGGCATTAGTTTTGGTTGACCGTTAATAATAATTCCACAACCTACAATAAAACGACTCTTAAAGTTTTTAGCATAGTCAAATGCCATAGACTTTTGATGTATTAAACATCCTACCTGCATACCCCAAATAAGAGCATCTGGGTTACTGTAATATCCAATACTAAACTTAGTATGATAGTGTCCTTGAACCGTACTCATACCATACTGCTGGGCTACCTTTAAAACGTCTGCTGACATACCATGAGTAAAGAAACACCTAGAGTTATCGCTTAGGGTTATAGTGTGGTCATCTACCCATTCCCAACCTTTTCCAACGCCTAGGAACTCATTGTAATGCTTTAGGTAGGCTTTAGGCATACCATACTTTAATGCTCTGCGATAAACTAAAGAGCTATGGTTAGAGTGAACTAAAACCATCTTAGGAAATATTTTTTCTAGTTCTTTGACATGCTTTTTAGATTCTTCTAATTCATGTCCAGCAGAGTATAGGTCTGGGTTATGTTCGTGCATAGAGATAGCGTGTTGGTCTAGCTCATCACCTATGTTGACTATATGGTCAAACTTGTATTTAGTCTTTAATGCTTTTAGAAA